CCCCAGCCATAGCCATAAACTTCTGACCAGAAGTAATATCCATAGCTGTTAGAGGGTTTCTAATATTAATATCCTGTGCCTGTTTTAATAGAGCAGCTGAATGATCTACTCCATCGTTAATCATCTTGTTTGTAAGGAAAGAGTTAGCTTGTACCTTTGCAGAATATTCAAAAGTAGATTCTAAGCCTTTCAATACTTGCATACCAGTAGCAGCAGTATTAGCAAAACTAGATTGAGCATCATAGGCAGTTTGGGTAATACCATTCATCATGTTATTCCATGATCTAAGGATATTACCCGCAGGAGATGTAAACTGATCCCTTAGAGACATTTGTATACCAACATCTACTAAGGCTGAATTAGATCCAAACATTATTTTAATTTCTTAGCGTTTTCTCTCTGATGTTCATAAAAAGCATCAGCAAATATTTTGAATTTATCTCGTACTCTTAACGGAAGGCGTAAAAAGCAGAAATAATCTCCTACGTTTATTTCTGCTCTTTGTAAATACATAAATTGATTTACTAAAGGGATTGCCCTTGGTATACCTTTTTTAATACAGGTTTCATCGGATAATCCCTCAGCATCTTCATTTACGCTTCCGTTGGAAAGAAAAAATGAGGAGCTCCAAGTATAGGGAAGTTCTCTTTCTCATGTGTCCTTGGATTCTCAATCTCTGTTGTACCTGGCCAAATTGGATCTATCTTATGTACAATAGCCCTCATCTCTGCCATTTCTCTGATAGTGAATAGTGAGAATTGCTGTACATTATCCCATCTACCGTTTACCTCTAATTGTAGACCTCTTGCAAGTAGTTCTACATTTCTAGTTTGTTTATCTGGAGATAATTGTAAAGCCCAAGATTCTGCATTACCATCCATGAGATTGAATTTAATTCTCTTACCAGTAGACAGAGTAACCTCATAGTTCTTAAAGTTAATCTGTCTCAATAACTCCAAATCTTCATAAGGTTTAATAGCCTCAGGTTTAGATTCCAGAGCTTTTTCATCTACATTACTATAATCATCAAAGATAAACTCTTCTAGATTCTGCTCATAATAAGTAGGGGTACTTTCTAATGGCCAGGTATATGCAAAGTCTAGCATATTCCCCAAAGAGAAGATTCTTACCTGAATCAAGATAGCATATCTATCTCTAATAGGTAAATTAAGAGCATCTTGGGGAGTTAGTTTACCAGAAGCAGTGAAATCAGTCTTAGTTACTATCCTTGAAATGAAATTAGTAATGTTCATCAAGTTAGCTGCATCAGCCTGATTTGATAATACCTCTTCATCTTCTCCGTTTTCTTCTCTGATTGTGTAACTATAGCCTGTAGGGCCAATAAATGTTTTTGTTAAAATGTGATCTTCCATTTTGATGTTTTGTTTAAGTTGATTATAAATCGAAAAAAGGGAGTAAGGTCCTTAGATCCTACTCCCAGTATTTTAATATTTATCCATAGTACCTACTGAGAACTCTATCTTTTCAATAGTATTCTCTGAAGCAGTTCTATCGAAGTCTAGTCCAGTAATCTTCTTTGGCCATACCTCTGTATAAGAATGAGTGTTAAGGATAGTTTTACCATCCTCTGCCAATTCATTTACAAGTACATTACACCAATAATCTGTAGGTACTAGACCACCACCAAGAATATGATCTTGACATGAGAATAGCCAATCCCATACCCAAGTATCAGATCCTGAAGTAGTACATAATTTCTCTACAGTAAGAGTACCTATCTTAACTCTACCTGCAGTTTTTACATCCCTGTTGATATCTCCATGTTCTACCTCATCTACAGTAAGATCTGGTAAACTACATTTCTGACACAGATATGGATTGATAGGATGTTCTGCAAATTGAAGGCTCCATAAGAACTTCTTACGTGGATTTTTTACCTTTGCTCCCATATTTAATTTCCTTTTGGTTTATTACTTAATGATACATCGATTGCTTTAACACTAGAATCGATAGAAAGAGTAATAGTAATCTCTTGCAAAGCAGTTACATCCTTGAATGAGAATACTACTTTGTATTTACCCTGTCTTACATCTGCTTGGTTATTAATTACCAAACTATCCCAAGAGGTAGCATCTTGATCACCCTGCCATTTTGGATCAGTTAGATCATTGTTATCTACCCACTGAGTAATGTGTTTCTGTACTTCAAGATAAATTCTAGACCAAGTACTCCAATGATTGGGTTCCTCTAGATACTGATCTAATATAGGTCTTAGGGTCTTCTTAATGTTCAAAATAAGACCAGTATTACCTAAGAATCTAAAAGAATCTTTCTTAACCTGATCTGTAAAGTTATGCCATAGAACTGTTCTCTTACCATAAGAAGCAGTATCTTTAATTACAAATAGGTTGATACAAGCATTAGCTAGATTATTCAGAGTATCAAGTCTACCTGCAGAACCATAGTTTATAGAAGCAGGGCCATTAGCATCAATTACTACTCCACGATTCAAACCTGCAAATGAACGACTGTAACTATAAGTAGATCCACTTGAATCAGCCAAACCTAATACAGTACCTAGTACATCTGATGGTTGTAGGATTCCATAATCATTTGTATATAAGAGACCAGCTCCATAGTATGAGATCCATTTAGAATGTCCAATAGCAGAAGCAATTTGATCCTTGTAGTTGATCATATCCTCTGCCTTCATTAGATCAGTAGTTCCTGCTTTATATTTTGGAATTTCAATATAGAATTGGAACTCAGCCAGGCTATCAACTAAAATCTTAGCCTCCTTATATACTTTAATAAGTTCTGACTGAGCTAAGTGCTGATGAACATGAGATAATGCCAAATGATATGAATCTAGGTAATCACGAGCATTATCCAAAGCATCTATCCACTCTTTAGATGTAGGAGCTGATGTTTCTGAAGTACCTATGGTGTATGTATTAGTAGCTGTAAGGGTTACAGTTATATTATTGCGAGAACCATCAATCTTAGCTAACCAATTTAATACTGCTTCTACAGAACTTAATGATTTACTAGGTTCATTATCTGGAGATACAATAATCTTCAAATAAGGATTATTAGCAATGAAATTACTTAGGCTAAGATAATCTACTGAAGTATTATTATTAGCATCTGAGTTCTGGTATACCAAGATAACTCCTGAATCTAATTCAGTACCATCATTGCCAATTACTGAATATTTTACGGTATTACCATCTAGTTTAGTAGTTACTACAAACTCATTACCACTACCAATAGGATCTCCATTGCTTCTAGTAACAGCCTTAAGTGTTACACTTTGACCATTACAAACGATTTTTAATAGAGAATCAGTTGAGGCAGTTTTTACTTTTCCAGGAGCTGCTTCTGGACCAACTACTCGGATGATTCTAAGTTTTGAACCACCTTTTAAGGCAGTTTCAATGTTTGAAATAGAACCATCAGGTACTATCTCTTTACCATAAGTTCGATGAAACTGTGGAACTGAAGTGATTAGTACTGAAGGATCATTTGCTGGTCCTTTAGTAGTACGAGCCAAAACAGTAGATATACCAGTAGTCACAGAACTTTGTTCAACATTATTGTTTATAATATTGAACTTAACTTGCGGTGTATTAGGCATATTTTTAATGTTAAAAGTTTGTTTATATAAAATGTTTTGAGTATCGTTTTATCTTTGTACTTCTATGTTTACTTGAGATTCTTTTAATAGGCAACTAATATCTTTGATTTGAGTAATATCAGTTTCTGTGATCTTAGTCATTATCAAACCATCTCTTACCGTATAAGTATATACCTTTTCTAACAAACCATGATCAAGGTTTTGATGGTCATAATAGTTACCTACTTCAATGTATAGGTTACCAGAAGGACTAATCTTTTGTTTTCTCCACTCTTCTATGGTTTGATTTATGTATGGAGTTATGTAACCTCTAGCTGGTAAAGCTGTATACATTATATTATGTAAAGTTCTCATCTCAGGTTCAGTCCTAGAGCATAGATGTACATCAATTAATATATCTTTAGTTTCATAACCTAAATCTATTCTGTTAGTATTATCTTCATCAAAATCTTCTTTCTCTAATCCTATACTTCCAGGGTAATAGGATTTCAATTCTAAAGTAATACGAGGAACATCTTTAACACCTCTAGATTGGTTATTACCTATACCAAAAACACTTATAAATTTACTACCTATAGCTTCCCTATCTTGCTTATATCTTCTTTCTCCTTCTAAAGTAGGTATAGGAGGATTATTATTCATATCAAGATAGTCAGTAGGATTTATAGTCAAACCCCTTTTAAGAGTTTCATTTAATAGAGCTATGTAAAAAGTACGCTCTATAATTTCCTGAGATTCTATCATTTTTAATCCTCCCAATGATTAGGGCCTTCATCCTCATCCTCATCAGGATCAAAAATAGGACGTTTGCCATAGTATAAATCTCTAAAACCTAATTCTGTAGGTACCCTTGGTATAGTATATTCATCTAAACCTTTTAACACCATTGCTTTTGTAAAATTACCTTCTCCAGACAACATTTTTTCAGAATGTAATGGTATAATCTCAGTACCTACCTTAATTCTATCAGCTGTATAGTTATAGTCATAGAGGACAATGAAATTAAAAGGTGAAGGTTGATCTTCTTGTAAGGATATATTAATATGACTGCTACTATAATAGGTGTATAAAGTATCTATTTTTCTATCTTCACCGTTTAAAAAAGTATAGAAAATTCGAGGAGTATCATTCCTTTCATATTGCTGTTGTATATTATGTTTTAGTCTAGTATAGGTACATTCATTATATCCTCCTCTGTAACCTCCAATAGGAGTACTATCTTTTAATTTTATTTTAATATGATAAGGTTTAGTTGATGAATTACCTCCCTGAGTATATTTATTTGGCCAGAATATATAATTAGTACCAAAAACCTCTACATACCCTTTAGTAGCATCATCCTTTAATAAGGTATCTGGTAATTTATACTCATCTAGAAAGTGAAGCATAATACCTCCATAATAAGCAGTATTTAATACAAAATCTTCACTTGCTCCTATGTTTAGTTTCTTTCTAACACTACTGAGAGATACCCATTTATTAGTCCTATATTCCCAAAGGTAAATTAAACTACCTACCTTATTCAAATAGTCTGGATCATCTGAGGGTATATGATGTAGTACATTAACAGGTTTATTATAAGGCACTGTATTACTTATACTTCTTCTTTTAAAGAAGTCTAGTAGAGTTTCTAAAGAATGTATATCATGATCATAATCACTGCCCTGTTGAGGAGATATATATTCTAAACCATCGTCTGAAGTAGGTACATATTTATCCTTAGGTACCTTTAATAACTTCAGTTCTACCTTAGAGATTACTTTATCATCTACTTTTACCTGATAAGTTTCAGTGTAAGAGTTTTGGCTTGTACTTTCTACTGGAGCAATTTTTATACTGCCCTTACCAGTGCCAGAAACTTTATCTAGTTTAAATTTAGAATTTGCCATATTAAATTGTATTTCTAATTTGTTTTCTTATCTCTAGTACTAATTGTTTTCTATACTTGTCTGCCATAATATTATCCCATAACACAGACCATAAAGGTCGTGAGGGTATTTTACCATCTGATGAGCCGAACTCTAGTACTTTAGCTACCCAAGTTAAAGTTCTTGGATTTTTATTAGTCCTACCATCAGGTCTAGTTTTAATACGTGACTGGGTTAATCCTACAGCTATTTGTTTACCTCTTTGCAAAGGTTTAATATTTCTATAGTACTGAGATGACCAATATAATAAAGTATGCTCTCCAATAGCCTTTATAGTTTTCTCGGTATGTGGAGGCCAAGATACTCCACTATTTGGAGGAGGCATACCCCTTGATATACACTCTCTAGCTATCTTAGCTAATCTTTCAGCAAATGCCAAACCAGCAAGCTTATAAGCATTGTTAAGTATATTAGGAGTTTCTCTAATAAGCTTATCTGCTTTAGCTTGCTGGTTTCTATTAGCATAGATAACTAAATCACCTACTGGAGTAGGTATAGTTACCTGTAATGATCTCATTTATATAACTTGTACAGTCCAACCAGATTTTATATATTTAATTCTATCTATCAAGGGTTTTACTAGCTTCTTGAATTTATCCAACTGTTCAGCAGATAATCCATATTGATTATATATTTTGAAATATATAGTAGACATATTATCACTACCATTTACAGTTTGTAAAATACTTGTAGCAGCCTCATTTACCATATTCTCACTAAGTACTGAATCAAGGTTCAAAACTCCCTCTAGGTATATAGAAACATATAACATTCTTAACTTAGGACAGAATGTAAAAGCTCTTTCGTAATTATTATATACCTCACTATTTACAGGTTTTAAAAGAGTATAAGATTTACCCTTTATAAGGTGAATAGCCATAGTAGCTGTTTCTATTCCTATTCCTTTAAATAGGTCTTCATATATTTTCCTACCATATATAAGAGGATCATTAACAGTTCCATTCATATTAGAGTTAAAACTTAACCTACCAATAAGAGGACTATTGAATAATTTGAAATCTCCTACATTCTGTATTAAATCATTAAAAGCATAATCCTCTTCGTTAAGATTATTGTTTTTAAAATAATTATAAATACACGATATATCTCCTCCTAATTCAAGTTTAAAGGCTGTATCATTACTTTCATTTGATATACTTAAACCATCATAATCAGGATTTTCTGTAAAAACTCCACACTTATATGAAGTAATATCTCCATACATTACCAACCTAGAGTTAGGTTCCAGATTTACCTCTACATAACTATCATCTATTACATCAGGAGTTTCATCTACTTCAGTAATACCTAAATTAGAAAATTTAAGGAAAGTCAATAAAGCGTTCAACCAACGGGGATATCTTATAGTAAAGGTAATACTATTACTATTAGCTAAGTAAATCATATTTTCCATAGGATTTCTGTAGCCATACATACCCATCATCAATCTATTATTAGATAATCTAATAGGACAATCATCTACTAAATCTATACTAACAAACCTCTCCGAACTAAATCCTTGAGGATTAAAGTTAAATGTATTAATCATCTGCTTACCAGATATACAGTTCAGGGTATAACTATTGCTTATAGGTACTGGGACAAGCTGGATTCTAATATCTCTTTCGTTGGTTCTGTTTAAGTATATATCAAAAGATATATCATTATAAGTAGATATATGAGTATTTATATATACATCTTTATAAGAACATCTACCAACATACATGTAATGGAGTTTACCCATAAATTTATTAGCTATGTCTATAAGAGGTATAGAAACATTCTCTCCTCTTTTTATTTTCTCATAGTTATCTAAGATTAATCTTTTACCGTAGAACTTTAATAAGATTCGTTTTTCTGGTAAATATTCATCATTACGGCCAAATTTCTTCAGTGTTTTATCATAATCTACTCTGAATTCAGGATCTAAAGTTATAAACTTCATATTAGGATATACCTGATTAAGCCTATCACCTATGTTTGAAAACTTTGAATCCATGGCCATTCTAAGATTGTTTATAGCATCACTTATTAAAGAAGCCACTTCATCTGTATTTTGGTAATGAGTATCATTATTTAGCTGAGACATTTTAGTAATGTTTCTAGCTCCGTTCTCTATACCATCCAACTTGGCTTTTAGCTCATCAGAAAAATTATTCTGAGTTGCTACACTACCTTGAGAAGTTTTGATACAATCTTTAATACTTAAGATAAACTTCCAGAAGTCATCTATAGTACCTTGAAAACCATGATGAACAGCATCATCATAATAGCCCTGAAGAAGTCTCTGATCTATCTCAGGACAAGTGTAATATTTACTTATGTACATTGTATATAATGTTTATTATATTATTTACCGTTGAAACCTTCTACATTCTTACCGCAGAAATATTCATTCTCTGTACCTTTGAAGTCATAGAAAGTTTCAAAATTCTTACCACAAAATAATTCTTTTTCAGAACCAAAGAATCCCTCCTGTTCCTGAGATTCCATTGGTATGTATCTGAGCTTAGTATCTCTATCTCTCTTTAAGATGATTAATAATACTAAAGCTTCATCCTTTGCCTGAGCTACCTGAGTATCTCCAGTAGGTTTATAAACTAAACCGTTTATAACGAATCTATCCTCTGACCAATTAAAATCAAAGTAACCATCAGTACCGCTTTCAGCATCTATACTAGCATTCTTCCAGTATCTACCTTTGTCTAAACTTTTGAGATAATCAGAAGATAGTAATATAGATAGATTCTCTTCATCTGTTTCACCTGAAGTAGACTGTATATTGATAGGCCAGTTTCTAAAAGCATTATAGAAACATAAAGCTTCTATCTTTATCCTATAATAATGGGGAAATTCATCTTCACCTTGGTATAACATTTGGTTCACATGTTTTGCCCACACTATAGTTTGCCTACCAGCGTCCATATCAAGGAATCTCATTACATTCCTTTTATACCTATCCCAAGCTCTATTACTTAGGAAGTAACATCCCTTTTTTGTCATCTTTTCTTAGGTATTAAAGTAACTCCTTGGTGAGATAATGGAGAAGTTGGATTAGGACCTCCTAAAACACCTGGATTCCTTCTATTAACTACTCTAGGTATAACTACATCATGAATTTGATCACAGAAAGGTAAGTATATATCTAACCTCTGGGCTAAAGTACAGAGGTTCTTCCTTAGTTGATCCATTACACCTCCTGGTTGTAATGCTTTCATATATGTAGAAAAGAAGTTTGATACTGAATCAGATATATTATCAAAATATTCTACTTCAGTAGGTCCAGTAGTAATTTTCTTTACTCTATCTCCTCTTACTCCTTCATCATCTGAATCTTCTTTTTCTTTTTGATTAGGTTTAGTTTCTCCAGTTCTGGTAAGCTCACTTATATATTTTCCAGTACTAGTTAGTATGTTAGTAACTTCTACATTGAGATAATCCCATGCAGCTAGTTCCATAATTAATTGGTTTTCTAAACCTTCATAGTAGAGCTCATCATTATAATGCTCAATAGGAATTTCTTTTCCTTCCTCTCGATTCACTAGAGGTTGTATATAGAGCTGCCATTTATTAATATAAACGTTCTTTTGTTCAAAACTCATACCATCAGTAATTTCCTTAGGTATGTAATTATTCACCAAGTTATAAATACTATCAGGTAAATGAGTTTTAACTATATCAGATACTATTACAGTTCTAGAAGAGGTTTTATGATATCCAGTGTTTGGATCATTTACCTCTAATGTTACAGTATAAAAGCCATTCTCTTGATAAGTGTGACTTGGATTTTTTAAGGTACTGGGATCCGTAAAATCACCAAAGTCCCAGAAAAAGATAGCTTTCACTGGGACTTTAGAGAATATTCGAAAAGATACACCCAGACCTTCAGTTATACATTGGAAGTCTAAGTTATCCATGTTTTATTTATTTTAAGACATTAGAGCCTCTACAATAGATAGTACAGTATCATCTTTTTCTACGGTGATATTATTATCTTCAGCTAAAGCTTTAGCCTCTTCCATAGTGAAAGCCTTTGCAATCTTACCGGCATCCATACCTGCCTCTACTAGCTTATCAAACTTAGCCTTTAGAGTATCAGGATCTACCTCATTGACTACTTCGTTCTTATCTGCTACGTACTGTAGATGACCATTTACAAGAGCTTTACGAATCTTAGGTGCAGCCAACTGACGTAAAGATAGTTCTACTACCTCTCCTCGTACAACCTGAATGCCTGTAGAAGGATCATAGAAACTGTAGGCATTATCACCTAATGAAACGTATTTTGTATCTGTTGATTTATTCTTTCCCATTGTTTTAATGTTTAAGTTGACGTAAAGTTAAAAACCTCACCCCAGTTAATTAAAACTGAGGCAAGGTGAGAATATTTAATTAAAGCCAGGAACTATTCCAAGTTAACTGACAGATAAGGATCGATGTTCATGAATGTTGGGAATCCATTTGTAGAGAATGCCTTATTAGCAGCCATAAGTACAGCAGCATCCTGATACATCTTGCTAAAACCAGTAGTGATAGTAGCGTATGTAGCTTGAGTTTGATTTGAAACGATTCGCTCTGATTCAAGCATAAGCTCCTTAGCAGTAAGCTTGATGAGAGCAGCATTCCTATCTACCATCAAGATATTCTTATCTGGAGTTCCCGGGTGAATATAGAAGTTAGCTTGGTTAGGAACCGGAGACTTAACATTAAGAGTAGCCTGTGTAGTTCCCTGCTCACGTTTCTTAAACTCTGGCAAATCGAGCAATTCAATTGCCTGATCCTCTGAACCAATAATATTCTGGTAGTTACGACCAAGACGAGAAGCACGTACCCAGAGACGGAGAAGATCCTTATAAGTAATACCAGTTGCAGTATTATTTACACCAATTACTGGAGCAGATTCAGAACCGTCCATCATATTACCATTGAGGAGTACATCCATTGCCAATGTATCCATAGCATAGCCAAGCTGAATACCAAAGTCACGGAGATATACACCCAATACATCGATTGATACGTAATCACGAACCTCATCTGTAAGCTTAAAGCCCTTACCAATCTTAAAGATTGATACCTGCTTCTCACCATAAGAAATGTCTCCCAATGGGATAGTCTCAGCCTCATTTACCTTTGCAGGACTAGCATCAGACATATTTACATGGGGCATAGTAACCTTCAGACCCTTTACATGCTCCTCAGAAGCAATAATCTCGGGATAGAAAGGAGCCTTACGAACACCTGTATAGATAGCTGCACGAATGATCTCTGGTACTAACCAACGAACATTCTGATCAGGCATAGTGAACAAATTCTGGATAGTAGTCATACGAGGGTTAATACCAACCTTATCGTAGAAAGCATCCAAGCTAATACCATATTTCTCCTGTACCATCTCAGACAAATTAATGTCTGTACAGATATGATTACCATCTCCAGCACGGGTAGCGTCCATGAAACGTACCATCTCTGGCAAAGCATTAATGAAATCCTGTGACTTCATCTTGCTCAAATCAATTTTATTTTCTGCCATATTATTATAATGTTATATGTTCTTTACTTAAGTTTATCGTACTAATACTTGTACGAGTTCATTAGCAGCATCTGCAGGATTGATAGCAATGAACTTAGTTTCTGTAGTAGAAGTAGCTACCTCTACGAAACGATCTTGCTTAACATTTCCTGTAGGCTTTACATAACCACACTGGAAAGTTGCATTAGAAATGTAATTACAGATAGCAAAAGCTTCTACAGCTACAGTTACCTCTACAGGGAAGTTACGCTGAGCAGCATAAGCTGGATTTACACTATCTGTAACAGCGATTCCCAAATATATTTCACTAGCTTGGCCCTTATATGGAGAAATAGAACCATCTGTGTTAAGAGCTACTGGCTGACCCTTTACGATTACTTCAGGCTTATGAGTTGCTGTATCTACCTTAGCCATGAAAGCTTGGTGCAACTTATGTGATTCGTGCTTGTAAATTACAGTACGAGGTGTAACCTCTCCCATCAAGGTAAGAGGCTGACTTTTGAAATATACTCCCATATTATTATATTTTTAGATTTTGTTACTCTGATACTTTGTACTGGTTCTTACGAGAGAAGATATTAGCTGCAGCCTTAGCAGTATCAATAGGATTTTCCTGATTTTCTGTAACTTCCTTCTTCTCAGGATCCTCTACAGATGAAGCACGGCTTACATCCTTAGAACCACAGTGATTGCAGTGCATAGGATATGCCTCATCAAGTTTTTGAGCATAGGTCTTATTCAAACCCTCTAGAGTTACTACTGGAGTATTCTCTGCCTTGAGCATTACATAGATGGCATCATCCTCCTTGAAAGAATCTCCCATTAACTTACGATAGTTGTTGCAAGCTTCATCCCTCAACTTACTTACATAAGTTTTACCAAGATTTGCTTGCTCAGTAAGTGAAGTCTTCTCTGCCTCAAGATTAGAAATCTTCTCCTCAAGCTTTGCCTTCTCTTGCGTAAGATTATTTACTGTATCAGTAAGACTTGCCTTATCTGATACGATTTTCTGGATAAGGGAAATAGCCTCTTCTGGAGAAGCTTCTTTACCTTCTGATAGAGTAAGCATATCCTTTCCGAATAGCTTCTCCAAAAATTCTTTTAGTTCTTTATCCATTTTAGTGTTTGATAAATTAGTATTTTCAACCTTGTTATTATTAACCTGTTGAGTATTGTAGTACTCTAAATCAGTTTTATTGTCTAAAAAGAAAAATTCTCTAATTCCTTTCTCCTCATGTTCCTTGAAAGCTTCATAGGTTTGTTTTGCAAAAGTTGGGTTTACAATTTTACCATCTGAACCTATTTTCTGAGCAAATGTATCAGCACCATGAGATACCAGAGATGTTTCCAAGAATCTTACTATACCTGTACATACCTTACAGATCAGATTACCGTTTTGGTCATATGTACCTAGTTTATCCCAAAATTCATCCTCATCAAGCTCTGGATGAGATTTATCCCAGGTAAACTGTACAGTTACAGAATTACTGTGTATGGATGGAGGATCCATTAAGATACCTCTTGCAATTCTAGGATTAGCTTTCCCATCAATCTTTAGGATTCCATTCATACCAGCAGGTATAGTATAACCATCTACCTTATATGAATCTTGCCATACTACTTTTGAAACAGATCCTATAGCATTACCTATATCTGTACTATGATCACAGTTTACAGTTTGTCCAACTATTAAAGGCATAGCTGCTTTTAATACCCCATTCCTACTAAAATCTATAGGATTCCAGTTCTTAGATACAATAGTTGCAGATAACAGTCGGAACATAGGTTCTATAAACTCCTCATCTTTAGGAGTTAGATCCTCTGGCTTCATATCAGGATAGTAAGTATTATAATCAATATCACTACCAAAGAAACCAAACTTCTGTATACTATCCTTAGAAGTTTTATTCCATGAGAAAAAATTCTCTGAGAACCTTGTTAAATGTTCTTTCTCTTGTACAGGAGCTGGTACATTGCCAACTAAAATGGAATGGCCAGCTCCAATAACCATAGTCTCACTAAAACTACGATTCTTTTTTGTGATTGGTTTACTCATATTTATCTTGGTTTTGAATTTTGATCTTTTCTCTTAGGCATAGGATTATTCTTATCCCTTACCTTACGATCAGATTTAGATTTATCCTCTTTCCTCTCTTTATCTTCTATACCCATTTTACCATTGTTCTGTTGTTCAATAGGTACTCTTGGAGCTTCCTGATCTGGGCTATCATAACCCATTTCCTGAGCATATTGTAACATAGATATGATACCATCTCTATATAAAGCATTAAGATTCTGTACTTTATATTGAGTAGCCTGTTGGATTTTTACATCATCAGTTACAGTAGCAGGATTCCAAGTAATTTTAATACCTTTATTATTAAATCCAGCAAGTTGTAACTCTAAAGAGTATAAGAATTCAAGTACACTACCAACTAAATTCTGGATAACCTTTAATTGAGATATGAGTTTAGAAAGATTTATACCAGCTCCACCTTCTGTATTAGTATCAGTAACACCTAATAATGTACTATTTACACCAAGACCGTTAGCTACAGATTGTTGATTCATTTTCCAAGGTATATCTAGATTACCCATATCTTGAGTAGTAGAATTTAACTTGAATTCATGATCTTCTTTATAACCCACTACCAAACCATCCTTCATACCCTCCTTCATACGTTTCTTAAGCCTATATAGGTTAATCTCAAGACGACGTTCATATTGATTAGTACTTTCTGAAGGTCTCTGATCTGGTTTATCCATTAGCACTTCCATGAATCCTAATAGGCCAGCATTTTCCATGATATGTTTGAAGTTTATTCTCATATCTGACTGACCTTTTAGAGAATCTAAAGCTGCCATAAATGGAGGTATTCCATAGGGTTCATCAGTATCATTGTACATACCTACATATTTATATGTAAGAGTGTTCAACTTAATATAAGTATCTTTTCCTATAGCTAAGTTTGCATAACTTTTCTGGTATGGAGTGTATACTCCATCAGATTCCCTCTTGAACATTATACTGTCTGGCTTAATGAAAAGTACTGTAGATAAACCATCTAGATGTTGATTAGGTACTCCTTCGATAGATATAGCTCCACCAATTAGGAGTTGTACCATCATTTTATTTACTAAACCATCAGTACCAGCAGTATAATTAGACCATCTCTTTGAAGCTTTCTTAAGGTGATCTACCATAGCTTCAGCTTCTTTACTGGTATTATTAGGAAAACCTATTCTATGTCCAGTATTAGCTAACTGATACATATCTTGTAAAGCTTTACTTACATCAGGATTTACCTTATATAAGTTCCTAAGTAGTTGAATAACTTCTACTCTAAACGAAGGATTTACCATTGTGTTAAAATCCTTCAAAGCATAAGTTAATCCCTTATCATCTTCTGGAGCAGAAACTCTACCAGGATCTATTCCTGTAACTTTAGGTTTCTTTGGTTCAGTATTACTAGTAGCATCTGGATGTCCTCTAGTAATTGAAATGTTATAACCGAATATTTTCATCGTGGTTGAATAATTATGTTTTGTTTACCTTTTCTAATATGATTACAGATAGCTTTACCCATGATATCATCATCTGCATATACATCAGATTCTAAACCATCATCAGAATCTGAATTGTTTTTATGTTTACCCATAGCTACAGGTCTACCCAAGCTATCATAAATAAAAGTCTTAGCCTCGTGAATAAAAAAAGGATCCTTTATAGTAGTTACTTCATTTCTAACATCTGCTTCTAATCCATCAATGATAACAGGTCTGTTGCTAGAGGTAGTAAGCCAACCTGGAGCTTTATCCATCTCAGGTCTTTTCTTACCTTTCTTCTTCAACATTTTCTGATAGTAATAAAGTTTAGGATATCCTTCATTTTGTAAAGCAGCAGTAACTGCTAAACCAACATCATTAGATTCAGGAGCTAAAGTAGCAAAGTTAAACAACCTACCAGTATCTCCCAGTAATATTGCATATTTATCTACAGGCATCCTACCCTTATATACAGCTTGTTCTTCTCCAGTTTTATTCATACAGGTAAACGAAGAGTAGTCATTAGATCTACCCGTAGAAACATCAGCTCCAATGAAATATTCTTCGTTTTCTTCTGGCTCCAGGAATTGAAGATATTGTCCATTGTATCTACGTTTAATGATAGGATAATCTGATAAACAATCTTCTATGGCTTTAATATCAGCCATATCAAATACAGTATTACCAGATGATAAGAAGTCTCCATCTATCTCTTGGGCAGTTCTTCTAGGTCCGAGAGCAGATGACATCTGTTCATACCAATCATCATCTCGTTCAGGATGCATTCTCCAATATAATCTGATAGCATTAAAAGGATTACCTCCAGTCAAAGCATTAACCCAAGTGTTATGGTAAAAATTAGCCATACCCATTGGAGTAGAATTAACTATAGCTGATCCACCAGTAGATAGTGTTGGGAAAGCAGCTGCCCAAATTTGAGAAGCCCACCTTACAATAGCAGCCTCGTCAATTACCAAAAGAGTAAGAGATTCTGAACGACCTGCTTCAGATGAAGTAGGTATAGATTCTATGAAAGAGCCATTTGCAAACTCCATCATAGAAGATGATCCAAATTCTCCAGATCTACCATTTATAATAGGTACCTGTAAGAAAGGAGGTAAGTTCTTATACATGAACTTAATCTTCTTTAGTACCTTTTTAGCAGTAGTATCTTTAATAGATATGATGTTTATCTTAGAATTTGGATGGTACATAGCTAGCCATAAGCAGTACATAGAGATCAACTCTGTAATACCTGCCTGTCTGAACTTAAGTACAATATTAAACCTTTTAAGTACAAATTGATAGAGTACAGCTTTCTGATAAGGATATAAGTTAAAATGTACTCTACCTCTTACAGGATGTATCACATATATAAAGATAGCAAAGAAAAATACATCTTGTACTACCTTAGCTAGTATGCCTACTTGTTCACTAGTTAAACCTTGTGGAACTTTCAAATCTACTTTAGCCATGGATTTAATTTATATCTAATTCCAATTTCTATATCAGCTTTTATATTATTATGTGTACCTATAGACTTTTCTAGAGCTCCTTCTAGAGAATAATCTAATCTATTAGTAGAAATCATAATACCAGTACCAATATGAAGCTCTTTGTTAAATATTTTATAGGATGTATTTATATACGGCAAAATCCTAACCGGGTATACTCTTTTAAAAGTAAGACCCGAGTTAGGATTCCAGTTATAAGAATACCTATTGAGATCCAGGTTATAATCCCTGGTTATATAAATATGAGATTGAAAATTGTAAGAAGCGAATTGAATGTTGTTTCTATCAAATAAAATCTGAACCAAAGAATCCTTACTGTATGTACCGAGATCCTTAAAACTTATATCCGATAAAACCTTACTACTGTTTACAGCTGCTGGGTTAAATGGGATGTGGTTTACCGAATCATATTCACTTTTACTAGAACTGGCAAGCGTAGAATTTACATTACGATGATAATTAGAGCGATCATTAAAATCGTTGGTATTCCAGTAAGTAATATTCTTTGGATTCAGATATCCTGAATAATCAGGAGCTAAAGAAAATTCATCCTTTGTTGATTGTACTGTGGTTTCTTGTTTAGAAGAACCCATATACTTTTTACTAGCGTTAGTTACTAACTTAACCGAGGTATGATTCAGTTTTGGTTGGTATCTTGAAAGCTGTTTTGATAAGGAATAATTCCTGAAGCAAAGGTATATAGTTAATCCTAATAATATTAGGCATAGGGCTTCTAGGAATAATTCTTTAATCCTAATCCTAATTTTGTGATTTATATTTGCCATGTGATGTACATTTAGTGATTTACATTTTCTTAAACGACATATTCGTATGCGCTCGCATATACGCGTATAAGGCTAAAGGATATAATATGGGTAATTTAATTAAATTAATATATCTAAAGATATATAATTAATTTAATAAATTATTACCCTAAAAATATATCTAAAAATAATAATAAAAATTATAAATTGCCAGCGCTGCCAGAGGCCTTGAATTTAGGTTAATTTTATAGGTACATTTTTAACCTATAACCTTATTCATCCTTCGGATGAAAGTAACTACCTCGTAAACTCGGTAGTTACGACAGTAGACATTTCTTAAACCATTTACCTACTTGATATACAGATCCTTTAGCTAAGGTATATCTTGCTTTATTCAACCAATATAGATAATTATCTTTATCCATGTAGATCTTATATTCATCAGGGAAACCCATGATATTTTTGAAATCCTTTATACCAAGAGGATAACCATCAGGTCTAAACTGTCTATCTGCAGGTCTTAAAGTCAATGGAGGTTTATCATACTCTAATCTATATACTCCAGGTAGAGTAGACATTTTAGCTGTTTTAATAGGCCATTTCTTTTCATCCTTGAAATCAGTTCTCCAAAGTTTCTTAATATGTTTAACTGTAAGGTTTTTCTTTTCAGGTAAAGCCCTATAATCATACATCGCTAATACTTTATTTAATGGCGGCATATAATTATCATTATTTTCCTTAAAATAAGGACATTCTAGTAATTTTCTAGTGCTTACTGGAGTGTCTACTCTAAATATATTGTCGAACTTATTTAAGTAACTCTTAGACTTAATTTTAATTCCCACAATAATTAACCTTTTCCTTGATACTTGGGAATTACCAAAATCTACTACAGAACGTTGATGATAAATTAATTTATAACCAGGTACCTGTATCTCAAAAAATTCTTTTGGCAATAGAGTTACCAATCTAGGCAAATTCTCTAATAAGAAAACCTTAGGACGATATTTATTAATGGCCTGAATAACTAGGTTCAATGATTTATTCTCTTCTGGTTTACCTAATTGTTTAACTTTAGATAACCTCATTATAGAAGAAGCTCCACAATCTGGGCTTGATATAATCACATCAGCCTTAATATTATTAGGTAGTTCATTCCTCAAAAAAGGTATATCTCCAAAGTTCAACTTCCATTGTTCTTCATTCTTAGTGTGAAATATGGCTCTAGGTTCTATATTAGCAACTAAATTCTCTTTAAACGGAAACAGCAGGGCTCCTTGCCCTGCTGATACTCCTAAAACCTTTAAGTGCTTCATCGTAGACAAACCGAACTAATTCCTACTGCTACAAATGAGGCAAATACTGATACGATAAGCCATGGCCAAAAGATCTTAACGTACTCTTTTACAGGCATATCGACATCAGAAACTACATAGTTTACTGCACCAAGTACTACAGTTGCTACTACTGAAAGTAGAGCTGAGTACAAAATGATCAAACCATCTCCATCATAGGTATGGAAATTGAACAAAAAGGTGAAGAAACCAATAAGTACACCAATAGCTAACATTGTGTACCACTTACAAAACCACTTAAACTGTTTCATTGTGATTAAAGATTAAATTGAATTTATACTAGTGCTAATAAAGCCGAAATGATTATACCATAGAAGCCATATTTGAGATCTATTTTATCGAAGAAATCATTAGGCTGGGAATCATCCCATAATTCCTTCATATAGATAATAATTAAACCTATGGTAACACTTAAAAACCAATCTAGCCAAAATATATCAAATAACAAAGTACATATCTTAAAAGATACTTCTGTTACTAAGTAACCTGCTATACCATGCCATAGAAGTTCTTGATCTATCTTACATAACTTCTCGGCAATTTTTTGATAAAACTTTCTCATTTGTAAGTGTCTTTATATTTAAGGTAAGCCTGAGCTAATTTAGTATCATACTTATTAGCTGCATAAGAAGGACCATTATAATATCTTGCAAAAGAAGCCCAGTTATGGTTATTTAAAGCTCCACATAATCTGTTCTTTTTTAAGAATCTGATAGTTAACATCAATTGGTCTTCTTCTGAAGATCTCATCTTACCTACAAATTCGTCAATATCCTTGCAGTCACATTGGGCATAATTCATACCCATTATTTGGAACATACCCCATGAAGCAGATTTTAAGGCTGCTACCTTATTAATCTTCATAGCATTAGCTAATCTAACATGTTCCATATCTCCTCCAATATATTTTGACTTATCCCACTTAGGATAAATTATATCAGGATGTTGTTTACACAACTCATTTAGACGATCTTCTTTTACTGATTGAGCTAGGATTCTATAGAAGATATGACCCTCGAATAAAATCTTAGGTTTACCATTTAGTAAGAAACCTCCTCCATTAGATTCTACCTCTTTCACAGCTAATAATGCAGCTGGATCAATTTGATTTTTCCTAGCTATATCAGCTATTCTTTCATTAGTTAATTTTTCCATATTTATGAAATTGGTTTATATACCTTATAAGCAGTGAGTATTGCTGAAACTCTATCTAGATTGAGCTTAAACTATAGAATTATAACCAAATTATATGCAAAAATGACCCTAATCTAACTACAGCCTACGCAAGGATTTAAGTTGTTATCACAGGTTCATTGCATATATAAAATAAATTAGTTAAATTTGCAATCAAATAAAATATTTATTAAACATTATTTATATGGAAATATTAAAAACAAATGACCAGGTCCTCTATTATGATGGTAAAACTTTACTGGAGTTAACTACTGTAACTCAGGAATTAGAGGATTCAACAGTTAAACTCAGCAATGGAGTTATCTGTAGTAATGAACCAGTTAAAAAATCTGGTATTTACAAAAGGAAAGATTACCTTAAAGGATCTAAATTCCAAGGTTGGATTAAAAAATATGAAGGTCCTTTAGAGGATATTTACCAAGCCAATCTTTTCCTTAAAAGTTATAAGAAGAAGATTGATAATCTGAAGATAGATCTTAATTCTATTAAACTAGCAGATCTTATTACAGGTAATATATCTGCTAAAGAAGTATTAAACATTAGTAAGTCACTCAATAAAATCATATCTAAATGCAAACCGTTTGTAAAATAGTCCTCTGGATTTATCTTATATGTCTTCCAATTTCTCTAATTCTCACCGTAATAAGAGAATATCAGAATTATAAGATTAAAGATGCTCCCAATAAAGTATTAGGATTTATCTATCACTTCATTACGGTTTGGTTAATTACACCTTTCTTCGTAGTTCACTTAGTTACTAATAAAATAAGGAGATAACGATTATGAGATTATTTTTCGATAGGAATTTTAGGTTTGGAGGATACTCCCAAACTCCTCAGGAAGTATTTGATGGGTACTCAAGGTTAGCTGGTACTGGTTGCGTATGGGCTTTTATCACTATCTTAGGTCCTATGGTAGGAATAGGTATGCTATACCTATTGAATAAATCTGATAAGGAAGCTGCTGTATTAAGATCAAAGGGAAGGAAAGGTCCTTATGCTACACCAGTTCCTAAATCAGACTATGCCTTAGCATGGTTTTATATCCTGGTAGGTATCATCTGCTGGGTAGGTATGTATGGTTATTTACGTAAAAATTAAATATTATGATTTGTAAGAAGTGCTTATGCGATTATGAGTTGGATGAATTTGATCCTAATTTAGAAATCCCTAAACTTATGAAGGAAAAGGGATATTGTTTTAACTGTGCCTATTGGAGTTACCGTCATCAGAATCTGTATCATTTACCTGATTTTAAGAGACCAGATGATTTAGGTTACGTAGAAACTAAATTAGCAACCTTATCTTTTGGAGATACATTGCAGGTAGTGGATAATAACTTCGAGATGATTACCTTGCATATAGATAGGCCTGCTCCCATCAATATGAACCAGCAACCTATTTATAAAGTACAGGGTAAAGAGGGATTCTACCTATTCAACGTAAAGAGGGTAACCTTTCAAGGTAGGATAAGTCTTAGGGAATATTTTATACCTAATGCAATATGCTTAGATAATGATCTAGCTCTAGAATTAATCAATAGGCAGTCAACTAAAATAGTAAATCATTTATATTATAAGCTATGAAGTTCCGAGTAGTAGAATTAGATAGTAATTCTAACGTTATTAAGGTTTGGTATATATCCCAAGATATTAAGACCAATGATATCATAGGTGAATTAGAGAAACGTTATGAAAGGGTATTAATAGATTTAGCAGAAAGCTATGACCTATTTCATAAGAGTAAAGATCTAGAGACCCAGTATACCGAAGATGACGTTACCTGGCATTATTATGGAGATACTTATATCGATTATGTAAATTCTAATTTATTTAAGTGATGATAGAAGTTTATTGGTTATTACATTGGGACACTAAACAGCAGATGTTTATTGCCTATCCTAAATCTAATGATTTAGTAGAGTTAAGTGATAAGAGTTTATATACCTTACTTGATAAGATTAAGAAGTATACCGTAAATAGAATAGATCCTATCAATCATTATAATAAGGATATAGTTATCTATTATTATATTAATGATGAATTACTAGATAGGGTTCATGTATTAGAGGGTATGACCAAACTTAAGTTTAAAGTATTAGCTAAATTCATAGTAGTTTGGTTATTCGCTTTAGGTATTACTATGGGCTTGGTAGGTTATATTTTGGTAATGTTGGGAGTTATTACCTTTCCAGGTTTATAGGTTTTTGGATTTATAGGTTTTCAAGGAAGCCCTTAATACGAAGGCATAAAATCTCCAGGCAGTAAAAACGGGGAACGGTTACCTGGAAGGCAAGGGCAGGCATATAAAAATAAGGGACAAAATAATTTTAGTTACTTTGTCCCTTTGCTTTTCTTTTTAGGTTTATTCAGTCCAAAAAGATTTTTTTCTACCAACAAAAACACCTAAAATATATCCAACTAATAAAGATATAATTATAATTTCTAACATAGCTTTATCTTTTATATTATATAAAATATTTTCTTTTTATATTAGAAGTGCTTAAATAAAGCACTTCTAATAAATTTAGTTTACTTTTTGCAAATATTCAAAGCAGTTTGCAAAATTTCTTTTTTCTCACTTTTCAAGTTTTCGTTACATACACTTTGCAAAGTATAATCATTAGTAACATATACTTGTGTATAAAAATCATTGAATGATTTTATAAGTTTATTTTTCTTTGTTTCGTCCTTTTCGTCAATTAGAGAAGAACAAAGAGAAAATAAAGTATTTCTCAATTTTTTGCGTAAACTCTTTTTTTCTTTTTCTGTACTATCTAAAAATATTTCAGATTTATAAATACTTTCACGTTTTGTACCTAAAGAAGTTTTTAATAAACCTTGTGTTTCTTTTTGTAGAGTACTTAAAATATCTTTTGCAGATACTTTTTGATTGTTTGCTACTTGCTTTGCACTCTCATTTACTTTATTATTTTTCTTTGTCATAAAATTGCTTTCTTTCGTTTTTTATTTTAATTAGTATTTTCAGTTAGACGATTGAAAGACTTTAGATGTTAACTAACTTTCTAATACTTTTGTTTCTTAATTACAATGCAAAGATACGCACTATTTTTTTATTATGCAAATATTTTAGAGAAAAATTTTCAGAAAATTGTTATTTTTGATTTAAATCAAGAAAAAATTTATTTTTTAATTTTTTGATTTAAAAAATTTGCATATTTCAAAAATTTATATTATTCGTGCGTGTATGCGTATATACATTATATAATATAGAAGTATATTAGAAAAATTCAGAATAAAGCTATTTATTTGCTTTCTAACAGCTTATTTTTTAGAAAGGTATAATTTTATATCTGAAAATTTTTATAAGCTAATTTCTAATTTTATATATTTCTCTAATTATATTTTTAAATTTTCAAATATTTATATTTTTAGATTTTAGCTTAAAAATCTATTTATATTTTTGCATAAAAGTTGGCAGGGATGAGGCAGGTTGTGAAAAGTTGATAGGAAGTGATTTGAGGTAAAGTTGTGTAAAATTGAGGCCATTGTTGGTGTATGGTAGTTTTTGTAAGGCGCCTTTGTAAATTAGTGGCAAGTGTTAGGCAGAGCCGGGGCCGGTTTTGTGAAAAGTTCCTCTTAAAATTTGATTTTTCTTCTAAGCAATATATGTATATATGATTGGGTAGTTGGTAAGAGGTAAAGTGTAATTTGATAATAGGGTAACTAAGATAGGTACTGGGATAAGCTTTTTAGGTAACTTGGATTAGCGTTATTCAAATATTTAGGTGCTCTGGGTATTAGTCTAGTGCTCTATATTAGGTTTTATATTAGTTTATATTGCTTGCAAACTTGCCTATTACTATGTAACTAAGTTAGCGAAATTAAGAAATATGTTTTGGCCATCAATTGTACCTATGCTACATACAATAAAAAGCCCTTATGAGGAATTTCATAAGGGTTAGAGTTGGATTTACCAATTGAATGTGAATGTTCTATTTTTTGGATTGATTTCCCAGGTGAAAGTGTAAAATAGATCTGGGTAGGTTACGTGATCCATCCAGTTTGCAATGAGGTCATCAAGATCGTCATCCAGATCTTCTGGTTTAAGGGATTGATATGATTTACAGGTTAGAGAGTTTTCTGTGATCTCAAAGTCATAGAGATCTAGAGGTTCCTCTGAATTTAATTGAGAGATGAGATCGAAGAGTTCTGATAAGAGGTTGGGGTTTAATTTAATTGTTTGCATAATTGTTAAAAATTTAATTATTAATACTATGTTATTTAATACGTTACAAAGGTAGCAATAATATTTTAATTATGCAATATATTTATAATCTAGCTTGAGCTCTGAGATACCCTTGAAGGCCTTGTGTTATTATAATAGGCCATCTAAGGTCTATGTAATTCATATCACAAAAATAAAAGCCAGCCTATTCCCATAGACTGACTTCCGTAGTATTAACTAAATCTATATTTATGAAAGTTTATGTATAAACCACATGAGTAACGCTTTACTCTTTTATACAAACAATGTCCATTATATTATAGTTCTTTGTTCAATAAATCTACTTTAAAGATGATCTTTGTTATGTTTTGCTTATCTTTACTGTAGATAATGAACTTATATAACTTGCCTAGTAACTCTTTCCTTGCCCAGAGTTTAAATTGCAAGCTTAGAAATTCCTTTGCACTATATTGAACTCCTGAAGGTATTTCTAAAGTAAACTCTACCTTATCCCAACCGTTATAATCTAATTTAACATTAGCATCAAAATCTGGTAGATATAACTTACTGAGAGCTTTATCTGCATAATATGCAAAGACTTTAACTTGTAGTGCATTCTCTCCTGTGATAGTTAGTGTATTTAACATATCTGTAATGTATTTAGTAAATTTCTAATGTAAATCTATAAGTCTTAGTTTCTTTATCATGATTTGAATAAAGGGGCCCAGCATTATCGGGATCAAGGATAGATGCTAAGATTGAATTATCATGTGAATTAAGAGGAATTTGAGATTTGATCTCCCAGCTCCATCTGATTCCGTTCCATTCGAGATTAGGATCTGTAACGTTTTCTAATGTAATTGTTTGAACTTCTAACCCCATTGATTCTATGTCCTTGATTTGTGAAAGAATTAGTTCCAGTGTTTCTGGATTTGTGGTGTTTAATTTAATTGTTTGCATAATGTTATATTATTTAATTGTTAATACTTATATTTAATATCATATTGCAAAATTACTACTAATATTTGATATATGCAAATTATTTATTAAATATTTATTTCTTGCTGGAGCTCTGAAAGAACTATCTAAGGCCAGTAGAGATAGATATATAAGCTCCTTGAGGCCATTGATGGTATATTTAATAGCTTACAGAGTAGGTAAGTTCGATGTGATTACACAATTAAGCCCAGATTATTAGTCCGGGCTTAAGATAAGAGTTATTGTTGATCGTTATGGAATTCTTTGATGATCTCATGTATTAGTTTCTGTTCCTTGATTAGATTAGTATATAAGAAGTTGCAGTTATCTTGGAGTTTGTATTTATGAAAACCTTTGTTATCGTACTCCTGAATAAGTTCTTTGATATAACCTGGAGATAGAGGGTTTTTAGGGAAGTTGTGATTGTAGTAAAGGATGATGTGCAGTATCTGATTGACTAGGTCTGGGATGTAATCTTCGAAATCGTCATCTCCAATGAAATCTGATTGTAAGAGTTCCTGGAGTTGATCTAGCAATTCGTTGTAAGCCTGGTGAGATTCTTTGATATTGAGGGAATAGATCATATGTATTTCGTTTTCTTCCAGTTTATTGAAGGGTTCCGTGTTAGATTCTTCCAGTTCAGCATCATCGTATATGATGGTAATGTTAGTTGGAGTATATTCTCCGGTTGAACTTGGGATGAGGAACTCTGAGGTTGTGAGAAATTGATTGTTAATTTTTAAATTTTTCATTTTGACTAAAATTTAATTAATACTTATATTATCATTGCAAAAGTACAAATAATATTTTAATTATGCAATATATTTTATATTATTATTTTATTAGGGCTGAGGATCTGTAGATGATGTGAGGAATCTCATGGCCATCAATAGTATACAGAGAGCCTTCCTAAAAATTGAGGCTATATCATCGTACACATGCGTTGTAGTGTAAATATCTCCACTAAATAGTATTTGAGGCCTTATATCTCTAATTCCTATGATAGTTAAGTCTCCAGGGCCTATATCTATTACTATAAGCAGAGCCTTGAACCAAGACAAATAAAGATAGCAGCTAACCTGCTCCAAACAAGGGTAATCCTAAAAACCTAACGTAATACTTCTAGTACTTATAATATATATCTATATAAGTAACTGAGTTAGCTCTTTTAGTAAAACTGAGTTAGCTTTTCTTGATATTAGTTTTTAATCCTAATTCTGAGATTAGATTTTATCGTCAACCCTTTCCTTTTAACCTAAACGGCTTATATTATATTCCCTACGTAAATATAATATATTCATATTTAGTCCTTGCCTTATACCTTAAAGTATCAATCTACTATCCTCTACTATATGTAGCTATAGATTTCTGCTCATTCTCCCAAGATACTTCTTGTCTAGAGCTCTATTTTTAATTTTTAGTATAATTATATGGAGCGTTATTTGATATTTTACTAAGAATATGTATTATTTTGGGGCCTTGAATGGTATAAATTTAACCCAAATAGGCTCCAGGATTTATTAAATTTAGGTATAAATATTGCCTATTTTGGGCCTTAAATCGTTAAATCCTTTGCCTAAAAAGGCCCTATTTTTATTAAAAATGTACCTAAATTTAGCCTAAAATGGCTCCTAATTTTGTAAAATCCTTTTACTTTTAAGGCCTTTTTGAGCCCTAAAATGTACCTATTTTGGCTCTGGGATTTAATAAAAATTGCCCTAAAATGTACCCCAAAAGTAAAACGATTTTACATAAAATGTACACTAAATCCTTAAAATTTTGCCTAAATCCTTTGCCAAAAATTGCCTAAATCCCTTAAAAAATGTACCCCAAATCCCTTAAATCCCAGTCCAGGATTTAATAAAAAATGTACATTTTTAGGCAATATTTTGAGCCTTTTTAGGTACATTTTTGAGGCCTTTCCTGGGGTACATTTTGATGTACATTGTAAAAATGACAAAAGCTGTCAAACTGAGCTAGATTGTTACAGTAGATGCTGACGTTTACACTTCTCATCAAAAAGATCCTAAATCCCCGGGGCACCCCCAAATCGACAAACGCTCACTTTAGCTACTTCCTGACTATCTTAGATATATCAAAGTCTACTTTTTGTCTAATCCTAAAATGTACATAAAAACCCAAAATAAAGGGAACCTAAAAACATTAACCTTTAGTTCCCTTTTATATTACTTCTTATATATATATACTTATATTTATTTAGGGATTTTTGTTTGTTTGGGGTTGAAGCTCTTCTTCTATATAGGTTAAGTCTTTCAGGTATTCTTTGTGTTTTAGGTTAAAGATGATACATAAGTAATCCCAGTATCTTTATGTAGGATATGTGATACTGGGATTTGAGATTTATAATACCTTCATTTATCTTTGTTTGGGGTTAGCCTTCTGGTGAGGGTAGTGTATTGGGCATTGGGGTTATCTTTAAGAGTAGTAGATATACGTTTTGTATATTTATTTGGTTTAGGGTTGGGATTATGGCTTTGACATCCTCTCTTATCTCTTCGTTAGTGTAGAAGAAGTTTCTTGGTAGGAGATGATGGAAGAGGTTGTACTGGGCTTCGGATATGTAATTTAGGGCTTTCTCTTTAGAATAACCTAAGACTGCTGGAGAGAGATTACTTATAGAATTATCGAAATTCTCTAGTAGTACTTCTATAAGTTCTCTATATTCTGGAGATAAATCCTTTAGATAATTGTTTACTATTGCTGTATTTAGTTTCATAATTTCTTTTGTTTATAGTTTGATTAAATTCGTATGTATAGATATTGAACATCCGCTGCAATATGTTGATACTATAGCTTCTGTAAAAGCATATTTAACTCCATTGATAGTAAGTAGAACTAGTTTGGAGTTGTCTGTGATTGCCTTAGTTTCTATAATGTTAATTTCTTCCATGATTGTTTTGTTTGGAGTTATCTGTTTAGAATGTCCTGTATTTCTTTTAGACGATCTTCATTGTCTTCTTGTTCGAGAAGCTTTATGATATCCTCTTTGAGACTATCTTTGTCATAGAACCATTCTATAGGTAGTTTAATTAGGATATTATGTAGAGGATTATTGTCTGGCAGTACTTCTGACTTTTCTGTGAAGAAGTTCAGAGGGATGTCCTTTATTTGTAAATCTAGAGCCTCTAATAGTGATTCAATATAATCGCATTTCAAATTATTTTTGAATGTTGATCTAGTTACTAGATCATTCATTGCTGTTTCGATATCTATTCTCATATTGTTTAATTTATTAATTACTTTTTATAAGCTAGAAAGCACCAAAGTACAAAGAAAGTCTTATGCCATCTATCTTTTCTTTCCTTTTCATCCTTATCTAAATCATTCATTATCTTTTATAATTCATTTGAGGGTTATTGTTTTCTTCTCTTGCTTTAAGGAGTATTTCCTTGAATTTGTCTCCATCTGGCATAGAGTTGGAATCTAGAAATACTCCCAGTACTGGAAGATTTATGATGAAGGATTTTTCTTCCTCTGTGAAGTCTTCTACACTTTTGAGATCTTTTATATAGTAGGAGAAGTGATTGAATAGTAAAGTAATCATTTTAGTGTAGATTATCTTTACTGTGTCATCTAATACATCCAGTTTCTTGAGACCTTCCATGATAGTTACTATCATTAAGCCTACTTCTGAATCTTTTAATTTCATACTGACTATGTTTTAGAATGTTAATGTTAAAGTGATCTTTGAGAGTTTCTCTTTCCTAGAAAGAAGCTCTATGTTAGCACTGATGTTGCAATCATATTCTTTAGCATAATCAATGTAGTCAAGTATCTCATCTAGGTAGTTTTCTGGAGTAATACCTTCGATAAGTTCTTCTGAACTATCCCAGATGAGTAATTCATAAGTTAGTTGATCTCCTTCTAAGGATTGAGTTGCAGTAACTTTGAGGATTTGAAGGTTAGAATTCATGTAATCCATTTTCAAAGTGTTGATCTGTTCTTTGATAGTTTCTGTGTCCAGATAAGCTGGAGTGTTGTTTTTAATAATTGTTTGCATAACTTTTAATTTTATTCGTTAATATCTTTATTTATTAATTATATTGCAAATTTACTAATAATATTTGAAACGTGCAATATAATTAATAATTTTATTTATAAAAGCTGGGGATTAGATAGATTGTATGCCGTAGAAGAGTATCTGATACTGATCTTTGAATACAAAATAGTCAAAATCCTTGTAAGTGATTTTAGCCTTTGTCTTTCCCTTATTTAACAGGATCACCTTTAGTTTTTCATCTATTAAAGTGATACCCTGTATATATTTAGGTTTTGGGAACTTACTTACGTATGTAGTATTATCCTCTTTTATGAGGATTGGATTTTGCATATATATCGTTTTATCTTTAACTTTGTTAAGTAAGGCGATTATGCAATTTTCTAGTGCATCAGTTGGAGTTATAAGCATAACTTATTTATTTAATAGATTAGAGTACTCTTGATTAAGACCTTTGAGATATTGATTCATATATCTCCAGTCACCCATGATTAGTTTCCATGGTAGAAGTATTTTGTGAGACTTATAATGAGAGTTTCTCCAATCTGTATATTTTCTCATTATCTGAGCATCTACTTGTAGGAAAACATCCTTAGCATTAGATAGAGCTATCATCATTGTATTATATATGTCAACTGATTCCTGACCAAGATCTAGATCTAAGAATTCTAAATTGTGTAATACAAAGGCTTTTACCTGTTTAGTAGTATCAAATAGGAGTAAATGTTTAGGAAGATGAAGTTCTTTTCGAAGATCTTTACAAATAAGAACTTTTTCGCAAAATTTGGTACCGTACCATGAAGTATGTACTTTAGCATCCCCGCAGACAAAAGCATAGTACTTAGAGGATGATAACCTCTGAAGTTCTTGTTTTGATTTGATTTTTAAATGTTTCATAATTGACTATAAATTTAATTATTAATATCATATTGCAAATATAATAATAATATTTTAATTATGCAATATATTTTATTAATAGCTGAGGCTTAGATTAAGAACTGTATACACAAAAAGGAGGTACCTTGTCTTCCCAGATAAAGTACCTCTAAAATTAATGTGATATTAACGTCTTTGCCTTTTCAAAAATGTTGCAGTTATATATGTATAGAATTTAATGAGTATTTTGCTTACTTTGTAACTCTAGATATTCTCTTTGTAGTTCATAATACTTATGTTTGTATATGTAAAGAGAATCTCTTGATTCCTTTAGTTGAAGATAGAGCTGATGTGTAGCTCTATCTTTAGTACATCCTGTTAAAAGGATTAGTGATATAAATATTATAATATACTTCATGTTACTTAACTTGTTTTAGAGTGAGTTCGTAAGTTGAATCATTGTGTTCAATAGGAATTGAAGGTTCTTCATCCAAGTAGAAGTCCTCCCAATCTCCTTGCAGTAATGAATCCAGATCTTGATATTCCTGAGTAGTTTGGATATATTTCCAGTACTTCTTAGGAGATTGTTTGTATACTAACCATAGAAGATCTGCTTCAGCTCCTCGTATTCTTCTTTGAATTGCAGTATTTTCTTTCTCTTGTCTGGTTTCTTCCCATGCTTTGGAAAGTCTTCCTGAATAGAAAGATGCAGTGAGTGAATTACCAAGGATTAAACCCATGAATCCTGAAATTAGGATAGCTTTTGTTGTTTTTGTTAACTTTTTCATAATTGACTATATTAAAATTGTTATTTATTAATTACATTGCAAAATTAATACTTTATTTTTAATTGTGCAAATTTTTTATTAAATTATTTATCCTCAGCTGAAGCTAGTTTGCATAACTCTAAGTTGATAGCTCTGGAGTTGTTGGTCTTATTTAATAGGAATAATATTGATACCAATAGCTCTTCTTCGGGAAATATCATCTGGATAAGTACTCCAGGTAGTACTAAAGTAGGTTCTGATCCAGGATAATTCTCTTTAATGTTATCTATAATCGCATGCGCCTGCTTTTGTTCGGTAGGCGTATTATCTACTATGATGGAAGGAGTTCTTAAAGCATCTACTATACATTTCTGTATATCTTTTAGAAATTCCTGCTTAGCTTCTACATAAGAAGCTTCTACTTTTACTTTTGTTATCATATTTATTGATTTAGAAAATTTTCAACTGAAAAACTGTTATCTTCATCCTTAATCTCTTCTGCTTCGTCATACTGGGTTAGCTCTGGATCAGGTTCATCAGGATCTATTCTCATTTCTATCTCCCTACGCATAGCATGATGATCATATTCTGCTGCTTCTAAAGCTTTTTGCATATTATCAGTAGATTTAGTGATAGCTCTTACATCTATCTTATCTCCTAAACCTTCTTTAGAAGTATCTACTCCCTGCTGTTTAACTGCTACTACTTCGGGTAAACCTGATAAATCATATTTAGCTTCTATTAGTTTAGCTTGTTCTGATTTATCTAATTCTTTACCATTATCTTCTAGTATCTTTAGTACATCTTCAGTAGTAACAAATTGAGCAGTTACTTCATTATTCTCTTGATGAAGTACATTTAAGATGTTTGTAGTAGAACCATTACCTAAGAACTTAGATACTACTGATTGGAAGCTGGTACTACTATCTAAGCCCATCTTAAGAGCTTTATTCAATTCAGCAGATATGAAAGGTTTATAAGTCCCTCCCTGAGATTTCATCAATAGGTTTATTTGAGCATTGATCTTCATTCTATCCTCCATAGACCAAGAGATCATCTGTCCAAACATACCTTCTACTATTTGCTGTTGCTTATCAGTATCCCAGATTTTAGATTCTAGAAGATTATCCCTCATTCTAGTTCTAATTTCATCTACAGATACATCTATGCTTCTAGCAAAATCATATATGTCCATAGAAGCACCATTAATAGTACCATTTGACATCAACCATAGATTAATCATGAACTTCTTTACGTTAGCCATAGATTCTTCTGATTGAGTTATACGAGCTTCTGTAACTAAAGCAGTTAACCCATTAGGTCTAGGCATTCTGTAAGTAACTTCTGACAAATCCTTCGGCTTCTTTATGATGTCTCCATTCGAATCTGATGTCCGTGATTTCTTCATATTTTATAAATTTTAGTTTTCTTGTAATATACATGCTAAGGTGACTAATCCATTGGATAGCTATCCATTGATCCTCTCCCTTATCTATTATTATCATACTCTGCCCAGAAACTCTATCCCTATTATAGGAGGAGGATTTGCAATTTTTATAGGCATTAACAGGAAAATCCAGGGTTAATTTATAACCCGGGATTACCTTAAAAATATTGCCTAAAAGATCTAAAATATTATCTTCAGCCATAATGTTGTCTCGTTATATAGAGATTTAATTCCTTTTAGAGTTATCCTCAATAAACTTTTGGATGACTGGATAGTGCTTTGTTCTATATGGAACCACTACTTTTGCATAGAACATATTCCATAGTTTATCTGTTAAGTTCTTTTTACAGAGCTGGTACCTTCTGGCAGATAAATATTTATAGAATATTTGCATTTCCTTTACCAGTTCCTTAAAACATTTATAAGGAATTCCTCCTGGCAATTGAGGATTATATTTTGGGTGATATTGGATCTTTTCTAGAAAATCTTTCTTTAATTGGGATATAAACTCAACCCTATTAAATTCATAATTACTTTGATCCATTCTAAATATGCTGATGTAATTTTCTGTACTTAACATAAGTCTATTTTAAATTTAGTGTTATTGTAATCGTTCATTAATTCGATCTCTTGCCCTACTTTTAAGATTTGAAATAAATATCCTCGGTATAAATCCTCATAATAAGAATCCCAGGTTATATCTTTAATCCTAAAAGGTTTTAGAGGCTTGAATTTAGGAACTCCTGTGATATATAAAATATGAGTAAAGTCTAAGGATTTTCCCATACCTATTTCTACAGAGGATATATCCCTTATCTTTATAGGTATATAATAATCTGGAAGATACCTATTTATATCTTGAAACTTATTACCTTTTTCATCTTCCAGGGTAAATCCTAAAGAACCTATCTCTAAAGGAGTTTTAATAAGTTCTCCTTCAAGGTAAAAGTCTAACTTACTTTTTCCTACGTACTGTTTTCTTACTATGTCTGTGTACATGTTCTTTTCCTTTTACAAGTTCTTCTAAAGTATCTTTTACCATAGCTTGAACTAATAAGTTAACTGGTAGATTAAAATATATCTCAATGTTTTTGTATGAGATATAATGATTAAAGAGTTTATCAAATTTCCTTCTCTTACTTATTTTTAGGCCTTTAGAAACCAAGTAGGTTTTTATGCACCTTTTATATAGGTCTAGTAATTCTTCCCTATATCTTTTAATTACCTTTTCAGGTAAATTGGGATATTGCTGCATGGACTATAATTAAATTAATAAAGGGAGGGCCTTGTTTCATCCCTCCCTAGAACTAAGAATATGAATTAAATTCCTCCTTCCTTAGTAGTTTTTAAGCAATCTGTTCTGGTTTTAGTACTTGAGCCTTGAATGTTTCGTATTCTTTGTTAGCCTTCTTCCATTCCTTGGAATTTTGATCCTTAATTCTTGAAAGGGTTAATTCCAATCGATGGAGTTCGTTACGAGTTTTCTGTCTCCAGGTCTTCCTTGCAAGAGTATCTACTACATCCTCTGGGTATTTATATTTAACCTGTCGGTGAGCAATTACTTCCTCCATGATGTTAACTTTCTGTTGATCTGCAACTTCTTTGGTTAACTTTTTCTTAAGGACAACTTCCTTAGCTTTCTTTTCCTTCTTAGGTTTTTCTTCCTTAGAAGCTTTAACCTTTTTGGTTTTCTTTTCCTTCTTAGAAGCCTTAACTTCGTTAGAAACTTGGTTTTCTTTGTTCTCTGCCTTGAGGATAACTTCTTCTTTTAAATTCTTTTTCATAATTGACTATAATTTAAAATAAATAATTAAATATTTTGTTTTATCTGTTTGCAAAATTAAGCATTTATTTTTAATCGTGCAAATAAAATCACTAAAAATTTAATAAAAGCTAAGGTTCTATGGGTAGTTATGGTAGGAACTACAAATACAGGGTATAACCCTTTAGATTATACCCTGATAATTTAGTCTATGTTAAATCCTTCATATTTAACCTTTGCCTTGATCAAATTATTTTGGATCCACATACCTTTACTCTTAGAACTATCTAAATCAGTAAACATTTCCTTACTAACTCCGTAGTACTTATATAGACTAGATCTCTTAGTAGATGTGCCAAAAATAATATACAGTATATTATCTTTCCATGCGTATCCACTTATACGAGAAGAAGTAGTACATTCTTTGAAGGATATTCCTAAAGAGTTACCTACATACCTTACAAATTCTTTTCTGTTCATACCTGTGATAATGTAAATTCTGGATGAAACTTTTTCATTTGAGCATGTATTTCACTCCATGCTCCAAATACTCCTTCAGAATTATCAATCATCCATACATCTTCCATTCTGTAAAGAATATGAGAGCAGATGAGTAATTGATATTCGCTTAACATTCGTATCATAGTAGGCATCTCCATCATTTGAAGATATAGAGATCTTAGAGTTTCTACAGCTTCATCCCATTGACTTTCTGAAGGAATTTCTAGATACTGAAAAGCTAGATCATCTGGTATACTACGATCTTGAGCAATAGTCCTAATTGCCTCTAATTGTATAGAGGCAATGTTAGAAATGATTTTTTTGGTTGGCTTATCCATTACGTGAATTGTTGTATATTTCATTCATCCTATCCTTAATGGTGTCTGGGAATTTTACATCCTTAAACCATCTGATAAAGAATTTAGAAGGTTTCTTTTCTGGATTATTTAATAGCTGCCTAATCTCTGTAGAGAACTTAAGTCTTTCAGATTCTATCATGAAAGCAGGGTACTTGGTAAATCCTACTTTAGAGAATGATAAAGTGTTAGAACTAGTCTTCGCTACCTTGAAAGGCTTTCTACGTTCCTTATAAAGGTAAGGAATTACCTTCTTATTCGGGCCATTAATGATACTAAAACCAAAGATGATCTGAGGATCAAATTTATCTGCCTTAGGATCCTTAGCCCTCTTAATCTGCCTTACCATCCATGAATAAGAATTAAGGTATTGGCCATTATCATTAGGTTCTCCAACATCTTTCTTATTAAATTCAAATTCTGGGAAGTGTAACTTAAACTCTTCTGTAAGGATAAATACAAAACCTATAGCTCTTAGGTATGTTACTATCTCTCCCTGAGATTTACCTTCAGATACCATCTTTTCAACATCTGCTAAAATATCTTCTCTTGGAGATTCTAATTCCTTTACAACAGATGATGTAGGTCTACCTCTTCCTACATTTTCCTTTATAGGTAGGGTACCAGAAAGACCGTCTAAGTATTTCTTAAAGTTTTCAATATCTTGTTTGTTCTCAAGAGTTACTTCAACTCTTATAGGACCTTTATGCTGAACCTTTGGTCCTGTGTTAAGCTCTGTATAGGCATCTACCAATCTATCCGATACTGGGCAACCGTTTTCTGATAAAAGAGTGATTCTGAGCTTTGGTTTAAAAATTTCTTTTTCCATATCTATTTAAATAAAAAAGGCAGAGACCTTAGATCCCTGCCTTAGTTAGTGAGGGTTATATGTGATTAATCCTCTTCTTTCTTAACCTTCTTCTTAGATTTCTTCTCTACCTTAGCTTCTTTAGAAACCTTCTTAACCTTCTTAGTCTCTTTTACTGGAGCCTCTTTAGTTTTCTTAGAAACCTTTGACTTCTTCTCTGGATTCTCTCCCTGAGCAAGTTTACGTTGCTCGATACGGTATTTCTTCTTCTGATCTGGAGACATCTCCCTACCATTTACCAAAGGATAGTCATATTTGAGAACTCGAGGTTTTCTTTCCTTCTTCTCTTTCTTCTCCTTTGTTTTAGCCTTAGCTTCTTTTGAAGAAAGGTCTTTGGCTTCCTTTACTGGTTTCTTCTTAGATTCCTTCTTAGTGAGAGAAGCTTTCTTAAGCTCCTTCTCTGCTGACTTAATCGCAGCCTTCTTTTCTTTCTTTGCCATAATTGCTTTCAAATGTTTAGTTTGATTTTTAATATCTAATTGAGGATATATCTTTTCTATCTTTTGCCTCTCTTTAGTTAGTTTCATAAGAAGCATAGAGAACTCTCTTCCATATTTAGGATGTTTTGAATAATCCTTCATAGGATTGAGGTTATGATCCTGAAGGAATTTAAGGATAGCTGCCTTAGCTTCCCTAATTTCTGGTGATTTGAATTGTCTCTTCATCTTTCTTAGGATTTTAATAAATTATAGCTAAATCCTTGAATTCTTAGGCAAGTGTTTTCTAAGATTTTTCTAATATTTTGGTAAAGTTATGATGATATTTTAATATCTCTATCTTTTGCCCCATAGATGTAGCTACCATCCTATAGATATTTTCTATATCATCTTCGGTTAGATTTACAAATGTACCTTTATCAGGTTTACCATTTACCAATATATCTACTGTAATAATTTCTCCCCGAATTTTATCAGAAAGCTTTTTAATTTTATGTACTATTTTACCTTTAGCTCCTATATATTGAATCCTCAAAGATTGAGCTGCTCTATTAGATCCATTCTTGATAGCCCTAAGATAATTTTTATGGATTACCTCTAATTGAGCTATATGATCTTTTATATCTATGAGGTTGGATTTTATAGTTGATTCCACTTTGGTTTATTTTTCTGTGAATTAATTTCTTTTATGATTTCATAGGCAATAGATATACAAGTTTCAAGATAATTCTTATCCTCCTGTGTAATTTCCTTATTTTCTAGTGCAATAGAATAAGTATTTATTAAGTTATCTAATGCAATTATGATAAGATTTCTTTTGATATCCTCTTCCATAGGTTATTTTACTTAATAAAAGCCAGCTCCTGAATGAAGCTGGCTAAACCTTTAGCAAACAATCTTGAAAGTTGGTGTTAAGGATTAATCCTCCTCTTCCTCTTCCTCCTCATCATTTACCTTAGAACCTCTACCAGGTTTCTGGCCAGTGATTACTCCATGACCTTTCTTTGCCTTGATGGTAAGTTCTCCTGGGATGAATGAGTTAGATACTGAAACTACCAAACCATCGCTGTTATAAGCAATAGTAGTAGTGTAGACACCTACTGAACGACCCTTTACCTTTACTACGTAACCGTAGGTTTCAACCTTACCGTTATCTGTAACAATTACATCGAATTGCTTTGAGTTACAGCGTTGGCCTGCTGGACGATTCTTAAGAGCTTCCATACGTGCCTTCTTCTTTGCTGCCTTATCTTCTGCAGATACTTCGGCCTTCTTTGTTGTTTTCTTTGCCATAATTTAATTTGTTTAAAATGTTTATTACTAACTATTTGATTGATAATTGTTATTATGATTCTATAGTAAGTTAAAGAAAGTAGTCAGAATTTACCTAACTACTTTCTAAGAGTTTTTACTTCTTTTTCTTACCCTTACCTTTCTTTGCAGCAGGAAGTTTGATACCAAGTTCCTTAGCGATTGCCTTGCGAAGCTTATCTACATCTTCCTCGTCATAGTCATCGGGATCAGTATCAAGCTCTTTGTCATCGCAAACATCCTCAAGTTCCTCAAAATCCATTTCCTGGAGAGCCTCTGGAGTAAGGGGTTCCTCCTCTTCTTCCTCATCGTCATCGTCAGAATCCTCATCGTCATCGTCTTCGTCAGAATCCTCATCGTCATCGTCTTCGTCAGAATCCTCATCGTCATC